TTAGCGATTTTCTCTAGTCGTTCCATTTTTCGGATTGAACGCCAGTTCGAACAGTCCTGTCGCCGACAAGCCACCCAGACTGCCTGCCCACAGACGAGCAACCAGATCCAGCTCGGTAAATGGATATGCTGCGGCACCAATCAGCAGACCGATAACCATTCCCAACACCGGTACCAGATTTTTTGGGATATTAATGGCTGTTTTGACCATCTGAACCAGTGCCAAAATAATTACAGCCAGCGTAGAGGCAAATGTTAGTACATCATTAAACATGTCCATATTGACCCTTCTCCTTCCGAATTTTAAATCAATCCCTTGCGATGCAGTACAGTAATCAGTCGGTAAAAGTCATAGCTTCCGCCCTCCGGATCATCGACAATACCTGCTGTTACCGCTTTGCTGACCGCTTCTTGCGCCCATTCCGGAATCTTCATGCTACGGCTCTGTTCCATCTGCTGAACACGGCTATCCATTTTGCTAACGCTGGATTTCAGCATATCCCGGCTATCGGTCAGCGATGCGATCCGGTCGCTTTGCGCCTTTACGGTGGCTTCCAGTGCGGCAAAAGCTTTCTTTTCCTCTGCAGTCATTGGCTCTTCATCTCCCTCATCATTGTTATGATTCTTTGCATATCGGGTCTGCAGTTCACTGATTGTACCGTGGTATTCATTCAGATCGACGCCGCCCTGAATCCCCGGAACCTGACCGGTATCGGTGTACTGCCAGAAATCCCACTTCTGCCAGGCGGAGCAATCATCTGGTACACGAGTGCCGCTGTAACGGGCAATCCACAGATCATATTCGCTGAGACGGCGATCAAACTGCGCCGCAAAAGCATTCCCTGTATAAACAATGGGACGGCGACCACTCAGACGCTCCACCTCCTGCAAAAAAGCGAGTGCCACAGCGTTGACCTGGCTCTTGCCAAGCTTGCCGGGGTTATCCTCATAGTCCATAACAGGTGGCAGATCCAGACTGCCGGCTCCGCCTATCCTTTTCAGACAATCGATAAAATGAGCTGCTTCTTGTCTGGCAGCGGCTGTATTTTGCGCGTTCAGAAAATGATAAGCGCCCACCAGCATTCCTGCTGCGCGGGCGCCCTGAATATTGGATACAAACCGGTCATCCCGGTAGCTTGTACCTTCACTGGCTTTGACAAAAACAAACTGTTTGCCGGCTGCCTGAACCTGCTTCCAGTTGATCGTTCCCTGCCAATGGGATACGTCGATACCCTGGGCATTACGCGTGCTTCTCGCCTGCATCTCCGGCATCCTCCTTTGGATGATCAATCTGCCGTTCGTGATTTTCCTGCTGTTCCTGATTTTCTTTGGTTTCCTTAATTTCCTTTACGGCTTCCGGCTGGGCTTCGTCGATCAGCATCGGATTTTCCGGCGGTGTATTTTTCGATTCAAAAATATGCACGGCGTTGCGAAGAATATTCGGCATTGGCAGCCCCATTTTACCGGCATTCTCAATGACCGAGAGCAATTCATTCGCCAGATAAAAAAAGATCACGGCATCCTGGAAGTAATGCAGACTTCCAAGCGCCTGATCGATGAAGTGAGCTATAGATACCACTACGAAAATAGCGACTTTACGGATGATGCCTTTAAAGCCCACCCTGCTTTTCAACTCGCCTCTCATCCAGGCAGCCGCCCACCCGGAGAACCAGTCTACAATGACAAGTACCAATAATAAGTTAATCAACACATCCCAACCCCCAAACAGGTAGCCCACAGCAGCCCCATACGCTGTCGAAACTACCTTGATGATTTGCGGCCACGGCTCCCCCATCCCCTTCTTCTCCTTTCTCTGTTGTTTAAACTTTTATTAATTATCGATGAAATAATAGTTAAATCCCTACAGCACTAAAGCTTGCTACAGTAAATCTCAGCGTCGAATAAGTACTTGACGTATTTGTAACACGTAATACAAAGCTTCCATTACCTCTAGATAAGATCTGAAACGTTATATCCTTAACAGGTACATGCGCAGCATCACTTCGTACTACGCCATTCGTTAAGGGTATTGAGCTGCTAGGTTGATTACGGTAAAATCCATTAATCTCATTTAGACGTACAGCTAGATATTCCGGGAAGAAATTAATACCACTTAGATTAAATGAGAAGTCTTTAGTTGTAAGAGTAGATTCAAATTGATACATAGGAGAACCATCTTGACCAGTACCCATTGCATCATTAGTTCGAGGAACTTGTCCACTTACTGTCCGAGCTTTAATCTCTGATATTCTATTTATTAATGTCGACATTTCTTCACTGGTTGCCACACTGATATTCTTGGCGTTAAGCTGGGCAACCAGCGAATTCTTAAAATTAACGCCAGATTGCTTTAAATCTGCAAGAGTAGCAGCAAGATCAATTGTTTGATCACTGGTATCTCGCATATATATTTTACCGATACCCGAAATACGGAAAAATTCCTTGAAGCTTGAACCGATACCAGATGCACCTGCCAGGAATACAGTAGACTCATTCGCTCCCCAGCGGTTACCTACGACCAGACCGTGTTCATTTGAAGCATCGGCAAAGTTAATAATTCGTCCAGCCCATTCTCCCGAGGGCTCATACTGTGCAGCAGAGTTACGATTATTATAAACATTTAATCGCCCGTTATTTACTCGTAGACTTGTTTCGACCGTAACCATGCCAGTCGTGGAATTAATAGCTATTCCTTTATCAAAATTAAAAGAGTCCGTTCCACCTGTTGCTGTAGATGGGGCAATATGCATTGAACCTCCAGCATCCACATGAAACCCCCAACGTGTACGAACTGAACCAGCACCTATAGCCAGCGGAATAGAGCCACTTACATCATCAAGCTGCAATCGACCAGTAGCAGTTGTAATAACTCTCTCCCAAGAACCATGAGTAATTGTAGTCTGGCTGCCAGAAGTAGAAAGCTTTGTATTACGACGATAAAAGTACTGTGCTGTACCAAGTGTGATATATAGTTCTACAACCCGCAGAGCAGCTGGTCCTACATATGGAGGCTGTACATTATATACATTAATGATGGCATTTGCGCCAGCCCATGCTGCATTTGTACCCCCTGCAGGATGATTTGGAATATTCGTATATTTGGATAAATCCGGTACATAGTATACTCCAATATCTACCAGACCATTGATACTGTTTACTCCTGCAGGCCATTCTTTGTACGTAACAGCCGTTTTTGCCAGATCTGCAACTTGATCGGGAATATCTCCCATTGCACTATCAATTTTATCCCAGTTGTCATTCAGCATCGTTTTGATATTAAACGTATCATTGCCATCTACAGCCGGATCTTTCTTGAGCAAATTCAAATTTGGCGTGTTACTTGCCATTACACTGCACCTCCTGCGAATTTGGATAATGGGATTGCTTCCATTTCCGTTAAAGTTTTTATTTCATGAATTTCGCGAATCAGCAAATAGCTGAATTTGTATTCTATCGACAAATGAGCCGGCTTGATCTCTTCGATCGCTGCTTTCAGATCATCCAGATTGGGCGGAATACCGTGGGTATCGACGAATTGAATTGTAAAATTCCATCGTTCCGGCTGAAACGTTACCTTAACTGTCCCGCCATCATAGGCTTCTGCCACATTTTTGACGAGCGCTCCGGAGAACTTGCCGCCGCCGCGCAGCTTGGATTCCACAACAGCACGGCGCTGCTCCAAAGGCTTGGTCGCATCGCTGACAATACCCAGCTCATTTTCCCAGTAACCGATTCCCCAGGTGGCTGTACAGACGAAAAATTGCTGGAACGTTTCTTCCAGTGCATGGTATAATGCATCCATTTCAATACCTTTTGTTTCCATATCGGCGTGCATGATACGCGAAGTCTCATAGTAGGCAGGCAGATAGGAGAACAGTTCGGCTCCTTTGGCACTCACGAATCGATTACCACTTGCAAGCAGCTCCCGGTTGTCAGCTACTGCAGCTATGGAACGAAGTATGGAATGATTTGTTGCTCTATCCCAATCACTTCCTTGCTGCTCCTGTAGCGATAGCATTTGCTTATCCATTGACCGTCACCGTCCCCAGCACAGCCACCTGACTGGCGCCGATTTCGATGTTTTTGTCGCTGGTTCCGTTAACGGTTAAATGGCTATAGTCGATGATCGGCGGGATATCGAGCAGAATCGCAGCGATACGGGTATAGCGCACCAGCGAATCGTTAAAGGCCAGTTGCTTGAGATAGGCAGTTACCCCTTTCTGAATAAGCGCTCGCACCTGCTCCAATGAAGCATCACTCGCAAGTGTCAATTGAACACTGATGTTCACCGGCACTTCTTCGGCAGCCATTACGGTAATAACCGGTCCAGCCGGGGCAGTTCCTTCACCTTGTCCATCCTGCGTCGGATCAATATATTTCTGTACCGCTGTCACAATATCACTATTCGCTGCACGCTTGTCTGCATCCAGCAGATAGAGGCCTACTGTACCAGGTCCTTTCCAGAGCGGCACGACGCGGCTGGCACCTACACCAGCAATCTCGCCTGCCCACTGCATATACTGTGCTTTGTTGCCACTCGTACCCTGGTTGCGGACTCTTGCATAAAATCGCTCCAGCAGAGAAGAATCGCTCTCGATATTCGAGCCTCCTGTTACGGCTGAAGAGTTCGTCACCCTCGTAATCCCGCTAATGGAAGTCGATAAAATAGTAATGGTGCCAGCAGGTACATTACTGGCTCTGCCAGCGACAAGTGCGCGGATCGGTGCTTCCGCTTTGCCGGTCGTATCCAGTATGACCGATGTAGTGGTCTCGTATTCCAGTGAAGCCTCGCCGGATACATCATCTGCCGGTGTAGCAATGACTGTACCGCCGGGAATACTTTTGCCAGGCTCACCGGTAAAAGTCACCTTGCCGATCGCCTGCACAGCGCCGCGCCGGGTTACGCCATGCTCGGCTGCCCGCAGATCCAGCTCTTCCGAGCGGAAATTCTCATCACTGCTGGCTGCTGTACTGGCGAATCCACGGCGCAGCAGTTCCTGCGCCCAGATTGCTGCTTCCGACAGCATAAAAGCGACCGGTGCTTCTGCATCCCAAATAAAAGAGCCTTCCGATTTGTCGATATCCGAAGGCACTCTGTCCAGCATACGCTGCATAATATTCTCTTCTGTCTGTTTTTCCAGGTAATAAGGGAAATCTGCCAATTCAGATCACCTCACTTTCCAAAATTTCGGTATCATCCTGTACATTCGTTATTCGGCAGCTCATCATGCAGTGATCTTCCGACCAGGTAAAGGTAAACTGGTCGACGCTGGCTGTTCGTTCATCCATCAGCAGCGCTTCGCTGACCATCCGTGTAATCTCACTTTCCATCACAGCCCGGCCGAGTGCAGAGCCGATCAGTTCTTCCAACTCGCTGCCATAATCCCGCGAATAAATAACGTGACGGTAACGTGGAGTCAAAATCGCTTTGTGACACCACTGCACCCAGGCTTCCTTTTCATCGGCGACTGCTACCCGGCCGCTCGGTGTCATGACAAAATCACCGGCGTCATAGTCATACCGCCAGCTGCGTCCGAAGATTACCTCTGTACTATCCGCGTCTGCTGCCGTCTGTTCATCTCCCCAGATAAAATCGTCGGTGTCCGGGAACAGATTAGCCATTGGCACTCACCACCTTGCATACAATTACTACGTCGTTGCCGCTGTTCACACGCAGCGCGAGCACACGGTCACCGGGCTTCAGCCCTTTATTCAGATGCAGCACGCTTTCCTCTACCTCCGAAAGATCAAAGGCATAATCGCTGATTGTACTGCTGCCATGAAACTGTCCCTGACCCTGTGGATGTACACTGCCGGTATAGATACGTTGCGGCATTTCCAGCATACCCGGCAGCTCCGCAATCATATAATCCTGAATTTCATGCTTAAAATCATCCAGCTTGACACCCGAAGCCGTCATTGTACCTAGCACCGCACCCAATCCGCTGATTGCCTGCTGGGTATGCTTCGACATGGTCGACCGCATTACATCGGCAAAATGTCCATATGGATCTTTTTTACTCAAGATAATACCTCCTTCTCACGTAATCCGCAGTCGCCAGCTCCAGCGTCATCGTACCGGGGTTGCCCAGATCGTGGCTGGCTGTCATGACGATCAGCTTCATGCCGCTGACCATTACCGCATCGCCTGCCCGAATTGTGTTAATATCTGGCGCGGTCACCGTAAAGGTCTGCTGGATACCGGTCAGATAGTTTTTGGCATATTTTTTCGCGGCATCGGCTGTTTTGATCTGGTCATCGGTCATCAACTTTTGCAGGGTTCCCAGTTCTTTGGTTCCTTTTTCTTCTACAGCCAATGCTTTGGAAGGTACTTCCTTGCCATCTGACGATTCGGAAGCAGCCAGTACCCGGATTTTGGTGACTGCACCTTCCAGGGTACGCATCTGGGTCATGTCGATCAGCCGATCCAGCTGAATCACATTGCTGTTGCTGCCCAGCTCAAATAGTTCCAGTCCGCGGCTGGTCATACGCGGATGGAACATGGGCCCGTCTGATTTGGCTGTTTCCTTGAGATCGGCAAAGATCATGGAAAAGATGGTCTGTGCCCGGTAGACCGCTTTGCCCAGCTTGGATTTTGTCTCGGGAATCGTACCGAGTGTAATATTCCAGTCCTTCGCGTATTTGCGAATACGCTGGCTCGCTGTCTGATCTTTGGGCAGCAGATACTCGTCTTCGGATTTTTCCAGATAGATCATTCGGTCGTAAACTGTCATATTCAGCCGCTTGGTACCGCTGTTTGTGCTTTCAATCTCCCAGATGACGCCGGGATGCAGCAGTGGATGAAAACTTTTATCTCCAAAAGGAATGCCGCTAATTCGTATATCCATACCCGGAGCAAGTGACGGCAAGCCGGAGCCGGATGGAACGGCTACGCGAATACTCGCCTGGCACGCAATCTGATCCAGCGAATCGCGCATGCTGATCGTTTCAATAAGGGGCGTGATATCATATTTATCCTTAACGATAACTTTGTAACTCATGACGGCATCACCAGCTTTTGTCCGGGCCGGATATTATTCGGGTTGTTGCCGATAGTTTTGGTGTTCAGCTTGTAGATCGCATTCCATTTGGCGCTGTCACCCAGCTGCAGCTTGGCGATTTTGAAAAGGGAATCTCCAGATTTGACAGTGTAGGTCTTGCCATTCTGCTTGAGATCGGTTCGTGAACCGGATTTGCTGTTTGCTTTGCCTTTGGCAGTTGTTTTTTGCTGCTTCACTTTGGCATCTCGCCAGGTCCGGAAAGTAAGATCAAACGAGATATCACCTGGCTCCCCGCCACGGAAATTGGTGTTATAGGTGATAAGATACACAGGGACATTCACGCCAGTTCCAGTAATGATCAGCTGGGCCGGGCGTTTTGATACGAGAAAATGGTTCAATTGGTTCGTTGCAGCCTGTGGTGCAGGCAGATTGCTGTACCGGCAGTAGGACGGATCGTAATCTTTTGGAAAAAAGGATGAAAAGCTGATTTCTTTGATTTTGTCACCTATAGTGAAATCAAACTCACCGTACTCCAGCATATTGATCGTCTCATAGCCTTTGGAACGAGAAATACTGATTTCCTCGGGATTAACCGGGAAATGAAAAAAGTTTCGTGTCCCGTCGATCAGGTAAATATCCATGGTGTTCCTCCTTTCTTGCTAAATACAGAACGTAAAATAATATCAAGCATGAACGCTTTTTTTATTTTCTAATGCTCTTCTAAAATGTTCAGCAATTTGCTGACCTACTTCTGTTGCGATTACTGCATAGTCAAAACTATTTTGAGAATTAGAAATCTGAACAGCACCTGATGGCATATTTATAAATATAGGATTAGATTTAGATCTCGTTTTGTTTTTAGAACTATGATTTAAACTCGGTACTTTATTAGGAGAAATATTTTTACCTGTAGTTGTAGAAGTAGCTTTTTTCTCTTCACCAAAAATCCAATTACCAATTTTTTTAGGTACATCATAAGTCTTTAATGCTTTTTTTGTTAGACGATCTGCTCCTTCTGCTGCTGCAAAGGATGCTACTGGTAACAAGGGTGCAAATTCAAATTGTCCTGTGCCACCAATAATTGCTCCTCCAAGTTGACTTGTAAGATAACCAGCTCCTAACGAAGCTATTTTTGGTAAATATTCTTCTACTCCAATTTCTACTGCTTCTCTACCCGTTTTGGCTTGTGAAATCTTATAAATAGGCGAGATTAAATCAATAACGTTTAAAACTCTTTTACCGACTTTCATTGCTGTTTTGAAAGTTGGTGTATTTGAAAATTGAATTACTTTATCTAAACCGGTACTATATAAGCCTTTCATTTTGGTTATCGCTGAACTACCAGCTAACTTAGTAATCGTATCATCATAAAATTGCCCTATCTTTTTCATAGTCGAAGTGCCTGCTAATTTAGTTGCTCCAGTAAATTTTAAAAGATTCTCTTTGAACATCTCAAATTGTAGTATTTGATCAACATCGAAGTTTTTGTAAACATTTATTCCTTTCATGGCTTCATCTTTAAAATCAACAGTTTTTTTCACAATGTCTGCTATATCAAGAGAAGGATCCATCCATTTAGATGTACCATGCCAGAACCCTACAAAGTTTTGTGCTTGTGTTTTTGCGAATTGTGCTGCTTGATCGCGTTTTTCCTTAGTCCATTTTTGTATTTTAGTATCAGTTTTTCCAATCCAACTTCTTGCTTGTTGGGACTTATTACTTCCCCAACCAATAACTGAATTAAAAATATTACCTGCTGTTCCTTTTACTTGAGCTACGCTATTATGATATGCACCTACAGACCAATCTTTTGCCTTAATTGCGTTTGAACCAAGCCATGAAGATCCAGTATGATACGCTTTAATAGACCAATCCTCAGCTTGATTCATTTTATTGGACGCCCATTTACTACCAGAATTATATGTCGATTTAATTGAATCTACTCCAGTAGCAATACTTTTCTTTACTCTTTCAGTTGCCCTTTTATACCAGGGTTCTGGCACATGTTTTTTATTTTTTAAAATTCTTGGTGAAATTTTAGAAGAATGAGACTTTGAAGCTACATCATTAAGTTTTTTTAAATAATTATAAGCCTTACTTTTATTCTTCTTATTCCATAATTGATTTTTTTTATTTGATAGGCTATTTTTTTTTGTATTTCTATTTAAATAGTTATTTAATTTTTTTGAACCCATACCTATCAAAATTGATGTGATATTCGCCATTTGTTCACCTCCGAAGATGTGCAATTAACACTCAATTTTTATTGTTTTTCTAATGCTGTTAATTCTTCCTCCATGAAAGCAAGTAACAAGGCACGTTCACCTCTAGGTAATCGCCAGAATTCTCCCGGCCGGAGATGATGGCGTACCCACATGTGATACATCATCGTCGTGATTCCGCCGGAATGAATTAGTTTTTTAGGTCTTCAAGCTCCACGCCAAAACCGGACAATTCCAATACTTTGTCGCCTACTGCATCAAGCTCACCAGCCAGAAGCATACGACGTACTGCCTGCTCTCCACCGGACAATTTCAAACGGCTGGTAATACGTGGATCACCCCAACCGTTCAGCTGCAATCCTTTGACTTCCAATTGGGCCGTTGCTTCCGAGATCAGCAGCGCGTTGAATGTCTCGGTATCCACCTTTTCCTCGGTACGACCTTTGGTCGTCTTACGTACCGTACAACGCTCGCGAATACTGTCCACCTTGCTGGATGTCAGACCACGCAGGGTCATCAGCAGATCAAGACGCTGGATACGTACTGTTTCTTCTGGCAGCTTGTCCGCCGCTTCAAACAGACTGTCCAAAATTTGTTCTTCGGATAGATTCTCATTCAAGCTCATAGGTAAATTCCTCCTGAAATAATTGTTTTAATAATACATAGAGATCCGCCAATATACAGAAAAAGCAAATGCGGTAAATTCAATTTTCTCCATTTACCGCATCCTTTTCTTTCCCTGTTCCATTTTTACCTGTATCACATTACGCCTGTAAGCAGCACATCATCCTGCTAATCGGCATCGACAACAATCAATCTTTACTGCAGCTTGCCTGCTTCCAGGTCAAGACTTAGTTCGCTACGATCGGATCGAGCAGTTCATAGCCTTCAAATGTAAACGTTGTTTCCTCTGGAACTTCTTCACCGGCTGTCCAGTTAGCCAGCTGAATCTTGTCGGCCATGCAGCGGATCAGGCGAACACGTTCATGTCCGTAGGACTCGGGATCATCCAGTTTGGAGATGATATCGAATTTCTGGAAACCGCGCTGGATCATATCGGAAGTCACTTTGTAGCCGGTCATGGTGCCGGTACCTTTTTTGGCACCGTTTTTGTGTACTTTCCAGTCGTTACCGACCAGATTCAGCTCGCGTTTTTCGATTTCCACGCTGGCTTCCAGCTTGTTGATATGGGTCTGCCATACTCCGTCGATGTGCAGTTGTCCGTGTGTACCGAGAATTACTCTTGAAGCGTCTAACATAGTGTTTCCTCCTTGGGAATAGTTATAGTAGGGGCAAAATAAAAGAGCCTGCAGTTATCCGCAGACCCCGGTGTATATAGCCAATCAGGCATTTACGATAAGAAAAACTTCTCCTTCGAAGTTCTGATCTTGATCTTTACTTTTCGGTCTTTAGTTTTTGGGTTTTAACCTTTGACCTTCCATCTGCGCGGCAGGCTCTTACTCGAACAGCAAGCAGCCTGACATTCAATTATGCAGCTGTACCAACAGATTATTGTACGTAAAATGTGCCAAACAGCTGCTCCATTACATCAGTCAGCTTCACATTCCACTGCAGGAATACCTGATCCGCTTCCGGACGCAGTACCGGTGACTCGCCGTAGTAAGCCGGATCGAGAATAACGTCAAAGCCGGAAGCTTCGATTACACTGCTCTGTGCCAGCAGGGTGAGATACTCCTTCATTGCGCCGATCAGTGCCAAGCGGCCTTCTTCGGTATTATTCACTTTGCCGATATAAGAGTCTTCCGCAGCACGCTGCAGATCGCTGTTGATCGCATCCATGACGCGGATCGAGCGGATTTTTTTCCAGGCATTATTCTGGCCGGCGCCCGGAATCACTAGGCTGTTGACTCCGCGCAGCGCTTTGACCTGACGACCATCGTAGAAGAAGATAAACACGCCATTTTTGACAGCTTGTTCTTGTTCGGAGCGAGTCCAGCGGCGGGTCACGTCGTCAAATGGAGCGACATGATACGTCGTCGATTCATTCAGACGCTGACCGGCGATCAGACCCGCCACATAAGCGCTTGTCTGGGCAGAGCTGTAGTCTGTCGTGCCGATACGTACGCCGGTTCCCACATTGACAATACCTTCAAAGTTCAAAGCCAGCGAGCGTGCAGCCGCTGTTGCTGCAGCTTTGGAAGAAACATCATCGGCTGTAGATCCCCCGATCACCATAGTTACGCGCTTGCCTTCGCCGCGGACACGTTTGACCCATGCGGAGAAGCTCTGAAGTAGTGCAGAATCTGCTGCAAAATCCAGTGCGACTACATCAAATTCTTCGCCTTCCAGAGCAGTCTGTGCTGCGATATAGTCGGCATTGAGCAGTCCGGCATTACCGCTGGCACCACCTGCCAAAGCAATACCTGCCACATCGGACGGAATACCGCCGTCACCGATAACAGATGCAGAGACATACAGATTGTTCTCATCGGCATTCAGCAGATCCGCAAACGATTTGGCGGTGCCATCTGCGGATGTATACGTACGCAGCAGTCGTGTACCTTCATACAAGCGCAGCTCTTTGCGTGTATTGTCTGTAATACTTGGCTGCACAGTGACCGTGAACCCATTACCGCGTGTACCGGTATATTTGGCATCCAGCTTCAGTACCGCTTTGTCGTCTGCCGACAGGGTTACACTGGCCGCTTTGGCTGTATTGTCTGCCAGACGATAAGCCAGCAGCTTTTTCGGACCGCCGAGCAGGGCCAGATATAGAGAGTTGTAAGCAGTTGCGCCATTCTCGCTATCTGCCGAGAAATGGGTCGAGATCGCTGTCTCGCTGCCAATTTCTACAAACTCGCCTACCGGACCCCAATTGCCTTTAACCAGAACGACTACCGTACCACGGTTACCCGGCTGAACAGCCGATGCAGCTGCCGCCTGAAAATTCATATATAAACCCGGTAATACCGGTCGATTTGTACTTTCCCAAGTTCCGCCTGCCATATTACTCCACCTTCGCTTTCATAAATTGTTGGATTTGTGTGTGTACTTCTTCAATCGTAAAACTTTGCTCTGTACGGCTATTGAATACGCCGTACAGCACTTCCGGTTTGACGCCAAATAACTCCTCTGCGTGCAGAAGCAGCTCTTCTTGCGCATATTGCGCTTGCGGAAGGCTACTTTCCGGATCGGCAGAAGCGTTCGTGCGTGTACGGCCGATACCGATTTTTTTGGCAATTGCCATAGGGTTCCACCTCACCTGTTCATCACTTCCTCACTGCCTGCTAACCGTCTGCACCCTCGCTATCTTCATATTCCTAGTAATCCAGCACCGGCTTGTTGGTCACCTGCCGGATCAACGGCGCATCGGGCAGCTTGCGCTGTGTCCGGTGCAGCAGCGTTAGACGAATCTGACCATTCAAAAAAGCATCCGCCTGTAAATCCGCAGATGCTTCACTCACTGTCAAATATCGCCGTTCCAACAGATTAAGCGGAATTCGAACCTCGGCATTCAGACGCTGTACCAGTTCGGAAGCGATATGTTTGTTTTCCTTTTCACTGGCTGCGTACACATGACCTACCCATTGCTTGCGCAGATCAAAAGCCGAAGTACCTGAAGCTGCTGTGCTCACACCGGTTAACCGCCATAGAATCGAAGGCGCCAGATAGCCACTCGGCCAGGCATCATTGTAAATGCTCCAGCTGCTTCCCAACTGCTGACGGGTCCACTGATTCAGCGCTTCCAGCCACGGGTCTGTAGCTGTCACAGCTGCAAGTACATTCGCTCCGTCGGTTGCGTCTGTCTGCGCTGCTGAGGCTTTCATTTCCTGGCTGGCTGTTGTCAGTTGGCTCGTTGCGGCCTTTTGGTCTTCACCCTGTTCCGGTACATACACACCAAACCGGAGAGGCCGGGTCATCAGACCACTAAGCAGATCCACACGATCACCCTCGGATGAACCGAGATATACACAAGTAAAGGCGTGGCCTTGATCATCTTCCAACCGCTGATTATGCAGCTGAGCAATGACTTTCTCGCTCCAGCCCTCCACGATCTCCATCCCGCCGCCAGCCAGTTGAGCATACGGCCAGATTTTGATAATTCGTCGATAGCCAGCCCAGGACGATTTCTGGATCTCTTCGGCAAATGTAATAACAACACATGGTGCTGTCAAAACCGTATCGGGTAATGGAAGATCCAATACCTTTCCTTTCCATTCCGGGATGATATCGGCCAGTCTGGATTTGAGGGTTGCCCTGATCTTGGGCATAGAATTCACCTCCTTTTCCGTAAAATTCATCTTCACCCTGAGCGGGTATATCTGAATGTTCATCGGCAGCAGACAGTAAACAATCGGTGCTTGATGACATATCAGATCATTGTCGCCGGAAACAAAGCACAGCATCAACGTACCGCATAAAAAAAGAACCGATCCTGTTGATCCGTTCTGTACATTAGCGTATGTGCTTTCGGTGTGTTGTGCTCTTTTGCTTCATTTCCGATAATACAATCTTACACCGGATTTCTCCTAACGGAGACGGTGCTGTGGACGAAAAAAGGACGGTTATCGGCTGAGTTCGGCGGCAGAACAGCGGCAAAAAGACGACCCTCGCTATCTGCACAAAAAAAGCCTGCCCGCAGGCAGACTTGGTATGCTTTTGAACCTCTATCTCGCTCTGCTACTCCATCGGCGACGAGGTTAGAAAAACGGTAGAGAATAAATACGAAATCATGGAAAATACCGGAATACTCCATAACAATACCGGCGAACTGAGCCACCCCGGTAATGGAATCCACATCATAATCGCCCAGCTGACGATAATGCCGATACCATTAAATAGAAGAAACTGCAGCGGCATACGCCGAATATTCAAGCGTAGCCAGCGGTTCAGCGGTGCCAGCACGATCAGCGAATAGCCGAACAGCGGTACCAGAAACAGCAGCCATACAATCAGCTGTGAACGCAGTCCCATTTCCGAGACAACTACAGAGTTTTGCAACGCAAAATTAAGATAGATCGAGCTCAGGCTGCTGACCAGCAGCGAGACGACCGTACTGTCGAACAACCAGGCTTTGTATACATGCTGTAATCGAAACCGGTCGGCTGCTGCCGGAACGGCAGATGCCCTATCGGTGTGTAATTCCCTTTTCACAAAATCAGAGCTCCTGTCCATTAACTTGTATGGGATGATCGCCTGCAGTGACTGGATAGCTGTCTGATATTCTATGTATAGCGATAATCCGCAGTATTATAAACACCTACTATTTTACCATAAAATAACATAAAAACGGCGGTGTATACCATATATTATCATCTTCTGTTGTTTTCTGCTTGTTATGCGATCCTCTCTTGTCCTTATGAATTACCTGTGAAACCCTCAAGCGAATCAGCAAGCAAAAAAAAGCTGCCCGGCTCGGCGGACAGCTTCCTCATTAATAGATAGTAAATCATTCATTTCATTCTGTTCAGGAAGTAGTACATGCGGCATCTGCCCGGCGGACCCGTTTCTTTTGCGGCATCAGTTCGTCCAACCGGATCATGCCGGTATCGGCCAGCGCGAGCGCCATTTTGTAAAAAGCACGAGCGCGGATTTTAACGTAGGTGTCTTTGCTGATCGGTGGATCAAACAAATAGCTGTATACTTTATAATCAAAAATATCATCATGCTTGAGATAGCGTTCCCGTACAAGCAGCTGCTCGCGCTCGCCCAATCGCTCTACAATTGCTTCTATCCGTTCACAGTAAGCACGGCGGGCTGCCGGTGTATCTACATTATAGATAGCTGCGCCCGCAGTCGGATCTCCGGTTACATTGGTCGGTCCGTGCATTCTTGCTTCATACGAAGCTGTAAGCGAGGTCTCTCTCATCTCGAATGTAATCGTTTTGTAGATACGGTATTTTTCGAAAACAGCTTCTACAGCAGTACGGGTCTGACGACGGTCCAGTTCAGGAAGGGAAATCATAGGATTCATTGTACAACACTCCTCGAATGTAATATATTAGGTAAAGAAAATCGGCAGCAAGCAGAATGATGATAGAGATAAAACAGGAATTTATCCCTGATAGACGGTATAAAATTATTTCCATCTGGCATTTTCTTTCTTTGCCTTTTGGCAATGATAATGGATATTTAACCTTTTACTTTTGTAATCAATCACATTAATTACCATTTATTTGTATTTGTTCGCATCTTGTTCGTATTCCGTATTCCTAAGATAACATGATTATCCCTTCCTCGTAAACTCCCATTTTAAGCCATTTGAGCCTCATAATCGGTTATTATCTTCATTATACTCAATGTCATGTGCCTTTTGGCAAAGAGTGGTTTTCCATTGTTTACCTAATGGCAATATTGGGGTATAGTACATATATTAAGCTTTGGCATCTAATTTTGTATCATTAAATTGGATTCGTGTTTACAGTGCCTACAGAAAGGGTGTTTTGTCGGTGGATAATTCTTCATTTGGCAGTTATTTGAAGCAAATACGTGAGCAGAAAAACTGGAGTATTAACCAACTGGCAGATCTTGCCGGCATCAGCACCTCACAAATCTCACGCATAGAAAATGGCAAACGCGGTGTACCCAAGCCCCAGACGATTGAGAAAATCGCCCGAGCGCTGAATGTACCTTACGCGGAAATGATGGACCGTGCCGGATACCTGCGTCCGGAAGAAAATCAGCAGACACCCGAATGGGCCAATTCACGGGATAAGCGTGATTTCAAAAAAATGCTTGAGGAAGATGGTGAATTGATGTTTGACGGTGTTCCGCTGGATGATGAAGACAAGCAGCGGATCAAGGATGTGTTAACCGGATTATTCTGGGAAGCCAAACAAATGAACAAACGCAACCCGGTCGCTCCCGATGACCGCCGTAACCGTTCCTGA